TTTAGGACTCTTTGGAATCTATCGACCATAGCATCTTTATGTGAGATAACAAAAACATTAGTTCCTTCACCTAGATCCCACATTATCTTGATAAACTCATCAATACCTGTGGCGTCCATAGCACGATCAAGGATCTCATCAAAGATAAGAATATTAACATTGACGGAGTTTTTCATTTTTGCTATAAGTCGCCATGTTAAAAGGATTGATAAGTCAATCCGGAGTTTCTCACCTTCTGAGAAATTATGGTATGAGAACTCATCACGGTAACGGGACTTAATACTTTCCTCGAAGGACTCGTTAATGTTAAAATTAACAAAGAATCCCATTTTGGAAAGATACTTATTGATGTGCTTATTGATAATAGGAAGATATTGTTTAATGATCTTAGTTTTAATTCCACCATCTTTAAGAAGAGTTGTAGCGAGGTCAATGTAAGTTCTATCATCTAGAAAGGCCTCTTTTTCTTTTTGTAATGTGGAAATATCATGTTGGACTTGAATGAGTTGTCGTTCGCTGTCTTGGGTAGTTTTGTCCGATACCGAGAAGTTTTCAATCTGTTCGACAATTTGTGCCAGATTATTCTCAAGAGAGTTATAGGAAGCTTTAGAAGATGAAATAGATACTCTAAGGTCATTGATCTTATTTAGAACCTCGTCAACCTTTTCAATTTCACCAAGGCATTGATCAATCTGTTCGGTGACCTTATTTAGTCCCTCATCAATTTCATGAATCTTCTTTTGATTCTCATCAACCATATGTAATTTATGGTCCGTAGATATGTTTTGCTTACAAGTAGGGCAGTTATCATTTTCATCATAGAAAACGATTTGACCTTGTAAACGGTCAATATTGCCTTCCATCTTGGCCCTAAAACCAATAAGTTTGCTATGCTTTGATTTCAATGCCGATGTATCAGCGCCTTCTTCAATCAAGGTGTCTCTTTGCTTCTCTAAGTCGGAAATAATTGTCTGTGAGGAAACTAAACTATTCTTTAGTTCCTGTTCTTTAACACGCAATTCATAAACTTTACTTTCATTATTGACCTTTAAGGAGGCTAAAGTCTGTTCAATGTAAGTTTTATTTTCATCTTTACTAGTCAACTGAATACGATTCTTTTCAAGACCTTCTCTATTCATTTGTAGACGGTTCTTAACCACATTAGACATAGCAGTAAATATTTGAATATCTAGAAGATCCTCAATTACAGTTCTACGGTCACCTGGTGATAACTGCATGAAGGGAACAAACGAGGCCGATCCAAGAATAACAACCTGTGTAAAGGACTTATAGTTCATCTTTAGAATATGCTTCTCTAGATATTCCTGATAGTCCTTGGCGGCCGCGTCTTGATTGACCATCTTATCTTCACAATATATTTCGAAGATATTTGGTTTTGCGCCACGAATAATCTTGTATCGTTTATTTGAAACGGTAAACTCAATTTCTACCTCACAGTTCTTTAGGTTGATGGAGTTTACAACATTGCCTTTGTTCACCTTACGAAAAGGTTTACCAAACAATACAAAAGTTAATGCGTCGAGGAAGGTTGACTTCCCCGACCCATTGTGACCCATAATAAGACTGTTTTTATGGGTATCTAATTCTATTTCGGTCCACTGGTTACCAGCAGATAAAAAGTTGCGCCATTTCACGGTATGGAAAGTAATCATTCTTCACCAATCAATTCTACTTCACTATCTGTTTCAATCCAAAGTTTGGCCCCACAAGGACGAGGATTATCAGGACGATAAACCATTCTTGAGGGGCCTTTTATATCAACTTCCATACAATAACGAACATCATTACCTTTTTGAACTCTACAAACTGGTTTATTTTCACCTCGTTTGGCATTACTCTGTATAATGTTCCTATTGATATGAATAATATAAGTCATAATCAATAATCTCTTGTTGGTCTCTTTCCTTCTAACAGATCCTCAATTTCTTCACCTGATAGAGTTTCATATTCTATCAGACCGAGTGCTAGTGTGTCAAGTTGTTTTCTCTTCTTTAGCAAGATTTTTTTAGCGGTATTATATCCTTCTTCAACTAAACGCTTTACCTCGGAATCAACAATTCTTTGTGTTTCTTCAGCAATCTTAGGACCGCTAAACATATCGGCATTAGGATCATTATAGGCCATTCTACCGAGAGTAGGAGAGAATCCTAATTGCGTTACCATTGCTCTTGCTAGTCTAGTAGCCATCTGAATATCTCCAGACGCTCCAGATGTAACCCTGCTTGCTCCAAACACTATCTCCTCTGCTACTCGACCACCCATGGCCATAGCGAGTTGAGCAATCATTTCTTCGTATGACTGTGAAATCTGATCTCGTTCTGGTAATGATTGAACCATACCGAGGGCACCACCACGAGGAATGATTGTTGCCTTATGGATTGGAATAGAACCCTTCATATTGAGAGAAACAAGGGCATGGCCGCCTTCGTGATAGGCAGTCATTTTCTTTTCTTCTTCCGTCATGGCAAGTGTTCTTCTTTCAGCACCCATAAGGATTTTATCACGGGCATCTTCAAACTCTTTAGCAGTAACAATTCTCTTTGATCGACGGGCAGCAAGTAATGCGGCCTCGTTTACTAGATTAGCAAGGTCAGCACCAGAGAAACCTGGTGTACCACGGGCCACAGTTTTAAGATTAACATCAGGTCCAAGAGGAACTTTACGAGCATGAACCTTTAAAATCTTTTCACGACCCGTAATATCTGGATTAGGTACCTGAATCTGACGATCAAAACGACCAGGTCTTGTTAGTGCGGCATCTAGAACATCGACACGATTGGTAGCAGCAATGATAATGATACCTTGATTATCATTGAAACCATCCATTTCAACGAGCATAGCATTTAAGGTCTGGTCTCGTTCATCATTACCACCCATACTATTACCGCGTTTACGACCAACAGCATCAATCTCATCAACAAAGATGATACAAGGTGAGTTTTTCTTGGCCTGTTCAAACATATCACGGACACGGGAAGCACCAACGCCGACAAACATTTCAACAAAATCAGAACCTGAAATGGAGAAGAATGGAACACCTGCTTCACCAGCAACCGCTCTTGCTAGTAATGTCTTACCAGTTCCCGGAGGACCAACGAGTAGAACACCTTTTGGAATCTTACCGCCAAGTCTTTCAAACTTACGAGGGTCCTTTAGAAACTCAACAACCTCTTGTAAGTCTTCCTTGGCCTCATCAACACCAGCAACATCTTCGAATGTTTTAACTCCATTTTCTTCTGTTAGTAGTTTGGCCTTTGACTTACCAAATGCGGAGATACCGCCCGGGGCGCCACCTTGGCGTCGAGCAAAGTAAATCCAAACAGCAATGAAAATAAACATTGGAAAGGCATTGAGGAAGAAAGTAGTCCAGAAAGAATCTTCTCCTTCTGCTTTAATCTCAATATTAACATTGTGTTCTTCTAAACGAGGAAGTAATGAAGAAACACCAGCAACTTTTGTGGTAAAAACTCTGTTACTATCTCTGAAATGGCCAACAACATTTTGACCAGCAACGGTAACATCATGAACATTGTTACGATCAACTTGTGCTAGAAAGTCAGTGAAGTTAATTTCTAGTTCTGCTTTCTTACCTTGGTTGCCCATCATAAGTGCCACTAGACCAATGGATAAACCAATAACTAACAACCAAATAAAATGTTTTTTCATATCATCATTCCTTACATAATCTACTATTTATACTGTTTCTACCTGTAAGGCCTCGTTATAGACATCCAACATAAAGTCTTTCATCTTATTATTATCAACAGGTAGGGTTAAACCGCTTATATACTTTCTTAAAATGGTAGAAGTATCTTCCGCTTCATCTACTTCCATATCTTCTTCATTATCTAAGAGAACAGAGGGATCTTCAATAATCTGTATATCAAGAGGCCCTGCTTTATAAATGCTATCGAATAATAAATCGAAAGCATAAGGATTGCTCTTGTTAACGACGACAAGTTTAACGAATGTGTTTTCATATTTACTAAAGTCCGTTTTTTGTATCTTTTCAATAATATTAGGATTGCTTACATCATCATACTTAGCCAACCTAAACATTCTATGCGGATTCTTTAAAAATTCCAGTTCCCTGGTTTCCGTATCGAAGATAGAAAATCCTCTATCATCGTTATAGTCACTCCAAGTATATTCAGCAAAGGCCCCAAGGTAACTAACATTACCAATAGTAGAACGATGATGGTAATGTCCCGAATAAACTTTATCGAACTTATCAAAGATTGAACGATCATATCCATGGTCAGATATACTTCCTCTATGCATTTGGAAACCGGTCAATTCTAAATGACCCATAAGAACTTCAGCTCTAGGATGATTAATAACATCCATAGATACATCATATGTAGATGCGGTTATCCAAGGCATTATTTGAATATCAAGGCCATCAATATTAATGATATCAGGTAAACTATAAGTATTAATAAACCTATATCGTCCAGCGACAAGTTCATCTAATGCGTTAACCTCATGTGTATCCTTATAATAGGAGTCATGATTGCCTTGAATAATATGAGTTTCAATTCCACGATCTTCTAAATGGTCGAGGAAGTCCTCTCTACACCTCTTGGCGGAGAGGAAGTTGATATACTTGCGGCGGTCGAAAATGTCGCCAAGGTGTACCACATACCCAATACTATAAGCATCAAGATGAGCGAAAAACCAATCATAACACCTCTTTTGATATTCGTGAAACGCCGGGTTATCATTCCGGATGCCGGCGTGGGTGTCCGTGATAAGAGCAATCTTTGCCATAATAAATCCTTATAGTCGAGGTATAAATTCTTACTAACAGTATATACTAAAAACCAAACCTCGTCAATCTTCTTTAGTAAACTCTTTATATGTCTCATATTCCGATTGCCTTAACCAACCAAGATTAATCATTCTTTTCATTACCTTATCTTTATCTTCCTTAGAATAAGGAACAGGTTCAATCACCTTATCACAGAACCATTCAATGTTTTCTTCAACTTCTTTAACCAAGTCATCAATGTCCATCATGATGTTTTACGGCGTTTAAAGGTATTCACCGTCCCCATTTCTGTATCATAATCTGTAATGGCCTTATCAATTGCTCTCTTGATTCCTTCAAGGCGCATACGATAATTACCACGGACATTTACTCTTTCTTTCTTATCCTGCATTGCTACTAGCAACTGCTGAACCTGAAAAGGAACATCAAACTGATTCTCTTCTCTCATCACACTTACTCCTCAGTAAACTTTTCTAGACCTTCTTTAACCTGTTTGCGTTTTTCTTTCTTTTCCAATTCTCTTTTTTCAAACTTCTTAATAAACTCATTAAGGTTATCATACATTGTAGATGATACCACATGGTTATCATCAGCATCAATCATAAGGTTCACATCACTAGTATCTAGGACGGATTCTTGAAACTTTTTATATATGATATATCTATTTTTCTCTTCTTTACTTATCCTTCTATGGAAAGCATAGTAGATGATTTGAGTGAAGTAGGCAAAAGGATTGCGACTAATATCTGGATTGAAATTATCAAAGTAAAGAAAGCAATTCTCTAAGGCATCGGACACTAGTTCATCACGGAATGAGTAGTTCATAAACCTAGGTTTGGTACTAAGTCTTTCAGCAATCAAAAGAATACAAGAACCAATATATTCCGATACACGAGGTTTTTCTAGACCTTGTTCTTGAGCAATCTTAACCTGGTTTTTATATTCAATGATATCGGCCAGAAACTTTTCGTTATCAACATAATGGTTCTTTTTCTTTTTTGTAGTCATAGTATCCTCTATTCATTAAGATAGTCATTATATAATAAAAAAAAGTTTATGTCAACCTCATTTTGGGGCTTGACAAGGTCCTAGAGTTGTGTGTATAATATACTCCGTATCCACCACCAAATATTAACCAAACGCTCCCGTTGAGCGAAGCGAAACAAAACGCGAAGCGTTTACTTTAAGAACCCTGGTTCGGTAAGCATTGTAAGTTTATCCATTTGCTTCTTAAGGATAGGACCGCGGTTAGGCCACTTGATGATTGGTTGGTCGGAATTCTTTGCTAAGTTCTGTAGTAAAGGAAGATAAATCTTTCTTACTGCCTCTAATCTTTTCTTTAGATCCATTACCTCATCTGCGGTTGGAGCAACCGCTTCCGCCACTATATCATCTTCGTTACTAAAAGTAAATCCAAAATCATCTACTAATTCGGCATCGTCTAATGTTAAGTATTCGTTTGTAGGTAATGTTGCCATTAGTGATATGTCCTTGTGCTTGATAAAAGTTTAGATAATATATCCTTTAATTCTTCGTTTGTATCTTCTGTTTCCGGTTCGTTTATTACTTCCTCACCTTTAGAATCTTTTTTTAGAAAATAATCTATATTTTTCCAATAGTATGATATCATCTTTTCAGTAATATCTCCTATAGTCAAAATATCATCAGAAGAAATATAAAAGTCTTGATCTATACATATTGAAGGAAAGACCCATGGCATAAAGGCTATCTGTAAATAATCTGAACCTGATGTAGAAGGTACATATACTACCTTTAAAGGATTGATTAGCATATAATCAATCTGATCATCTTCTCCTACTTCCACAACTTCTGCTATAACATCATCACCTGTTTTAAGACGGATAAATTTTACCCTGTTATCTTCATTCACCTGTTCCATAATATATTAATCCTTCATCTGGATCTTGTAGACCTTGAATTTGAAACTTTCTTCACTGTAGATTTTGACCCTTTCGAAGAAGTGTTTAAGAGTAAAGTTTTCTTTGGATTTCCAAGTAAAGTCGTCGGCAAGGTCAAAGAGAATGGCGGATTGCTTGGTGTCACTAACCCGAAGGCCGCGCCCAATGGATTGTAGATTTCTAATTTTGGATTTAGACGGGCTCGCAAAGATGATATTGTCGAGTCGCACGATGTTAGTGCCGGTGCTGAGAACGCCAACACTGCCAACAATAATAGCGTCTTTTTCATTTTCAACTATCCTTCTTATTTCTTCACGGTCTTCCACATCGGTACCACCGTGTATATAAAAGACCTTACGGCCCTCTTTCACCTTCTTATTTAGCATAGCATATAAAACATCACCATGCTTCTCCACAAAGTTAAACAATAGTAGAGTATTACCTTCAAGAGACAAGGCAAGATTTACAATAAACTTATTTCTAGCAGGATTAGATACAATATAGTCAATCTCTTCCTGATAGGAGGCAGTTTTCATATACTGGCATTCTTCTTCACTATATTTTAACATAAGGCATTTGATAGTTAGTTCTGCCAGTTGTTTCTTATCCATTAGTTCTTTTGATGTAGTGGCCTTGTAAACCTGACCAAAAAGTCCTATCAATACCCATTCATGTGCCTTGGCACCAGATAATGTTCCTGTAACACCAACTCTATATTCAGCCTTGGTACATTTGGTAACAATATCAGTCAAGGCCTTTGCTTGTGCCTGGTGAACTTCGTCACAGATTACATAATCAAACTGCTGAAAATACTCTTTAGGTAATCTCTGTAAAGACTGCCAAGTAGATATGATAATAGGTTTATCTGATACCTTATCATGTCCAGAATATACACGATGGCAATACTTTTCCATATCTTTACCATTCTTTTCAGAATAGTCTTGGAAATCTGAGAACATTTGTTCCACCAGTGCGGAACGAGGAACGATTAGTAGTCCTCTTTTACCTTGTTTAAGAAGATAGTTACAGATAAGATATAGTAATAGAGACTTACCTGAACCTGTAGGAGAAAGGACTATCCGTCTTTTGCTTCTTATAGCATGGACGAATGATTGTAATTGGTAATCTCTAGGTGCATGTTTTGGATTTAAACCTTCAACAAAAGACTTGGCATCAGTTAGTGAAAACGAAGTATCATAAACCTCATCTTCATAGGTATAGGTATAACCTTTTTCAGTAATCCATTTCATTACTTGAGGTGCTAGACCACGATAGATAATTCTTTTATTAGCATCAAACAATCTTAACCATCCATCCCACAATTTTTGCTTATAGGAAGGAACAAACTGGAATCCAGGTGGACGGAAGGAGAAGGCATCACGGAGTTCCCATGCTACACCTTCGGCACATTCAATATGAATGTATGCCTCGTCCTTGTTCCTGATGACCAAATGTTGCATTATCTACCTTCTGTAAATCTCTTATAGTCCACAAATGCTCTAAGATCCCAGGTACGATTGTTAATAGACTTTAGGACAGAGGTACAAAATTCCACAATCTCTTCATGAGCAATTCGTTTCATTAGTATTTTGGTGAGTTCTGGATCGCCTTCTAACAGTCTAGCAATTTTTGGATTAGAGTGAACATGTTGCATATATTCCCATCCTCTAGTATCACACTCTTCCTGTGTTAGATGACCGGAATAGTAATCTTCTCTCAAGGCCTTCATAGTCTTATAATCCGATTCCATCTTACGGACAATATGACGGTGATAGGAAAGGACATTAAGATACTTACTATGAAGGTTGGAAATCTTTAACAGTTCCAATTCCATAGCAGTAGCATCAATATTAGAATCCTTAGACCATTCTTGCATCAGGCCTTCGATATTCACAGGTGGTTTCAAGATTTACTCCATAGTAAAAAGTCATTATATCATAATAAAATCAATGTGTCAATTTAATCTTTCAATCTCAAATAGGTCGTAACGGAAAGTAAAATCTGCGGTAGGAATAACATCAGCATCCACTTTTGTATCAAAGTTTACCATACCGATTGATGTTGGATGGCAGTTATGGAATTTGATACGAATATTAGATCGGTTGGCGTTTGTGTTTATGGTTAAGAAACCGTCAAAATATAAAGGCGTCATTACATCTTTTGGAGTTTTTCTGGCATATTCATCATATGAAGATGGCCTTGTTAATGATTTCATCCATTTATATGTTTCTTCCCATACACGGAGGTCTTCATCCATTAATGCAGTAACAGTGAATGGTTCAAATACCATTTTATCACCGTGTCTATAAGTGGCGGAGAAAGGAGTAGGAATCATAACTTCTGATGTAGAAATAGAAGGTAGATACACAGTCTGACAAAAATACTTTAAAAAAGGCATATCAGGAATTAAAAAAGTAAATTTGGTACTTTGAAGAATACTAGTATTGTCAGGTGTATTAGACGCAAATGATTCTGTAGTCATTGATTTATCCTGGTTTGTGTAGGTATTTAGCTATTTTACAAAACAACATTACAAAAGTTTAATATAGTGGTAATGTTTGGTTCACAATAAAATTGTTTTTAATAACTATATATTATTAAGTAAGATTACGAACGAGGTCTATAATGAGTATTATTTATTGTTACACGAACAAAAAAACTGGTAAAAAATATGTAGGTCAAACTATTCATCCTGAACAAAGGAAACGCAACCACCTTCACGAAGCAATAGTGAAAGAATCGGATTATTACTTTCACCGTTCTATCAGAAAACATGGTATTGATGCTTTTGAGTATGAGATGTTGGAAGAAAATGTGGATAATCTAAACGACCGTGAAAATCATTACATTAATATTTATAATACATTATGGCCTAATGGATATAACCAATGTCCGGCCGCAGCATTAGATAAGACTGCTATTGAGAAAATGAAGGAAACTAAAAAAAGACAGTTTGCTGCTATGAGTAAAGAAGAACGTAGAGCAAGAGTTGAGTGTATGGTTCAGTCTAATACAGGCAGAAAAAATAGTGATGAAACTAAAAAGAAAATGAGCGAAAGTGCTAAAAAATATCTTGCTGAAAATCCAAGAGTTCGTAGTGAGGAAACTAAACGTAAGACTAGTGAGACTATGAAAAGAATAAGGTCAGAAAAGTTCTGGTCTTCCAACAAAAAAGGCGGGGAATAAATCCCCGCCAGTCTTACTTATACACTTATAAGTGTGTATAAGTATTTGATTTTACGTGAGGTTGCGCACACGGAAAATGCGATAGTAGATGTTTGTGTCGTTACCAGAATTGGTTGAACGGTCACCAACAGCACCTGTACCAGCTGATGTAGCGAATGGATTAGCAACCATGCCGTAGCGGGTCTTAAATCCAATCTTTGGCTGGAATGTATCCTGGCCAATAGCACGAACCATCTGTAGTGGAACATATGGACAGTAGAAGAGACCAGCGTCAAATGGTGACTGACCACGGTAACCAACGGTTACT